GCGTGAATGCAGGAGTTCCGTTCTTCCTGAAGCATCTTTTTGAAGATAAAAAGAGAGTTTCATTGCCTGAATTGGACGGCCGTATTTGGAATGAGTATCCAAACAGGGTCTGAAAGAGTAATTTTAAAAAGGAGATATGGATATGGAAGATACATTTAAGACAATCGGGATCGTGTTGGTGTGTGTGATGGGGCTGTTTGCTATGAATATGTATTGCAAATGCACGAGATATTCGCTGACGGGAAAGGCAGGATATGCTTATGAACTGGATCGTGCGACAGGCAGGGTATGGCTTTTACACCGGAATGAAAAGACGATTGTCGCTGAACCTCGGGTTGCGGATGTTAGTCAAATTACGCCTATGACCAAAGAAGAAGTGATGAGCAGTGTTCCTGTATATTATCAGAATTTGTTGAAAGATTATGAGGGTGATGACTGGCGGATCTTTTATGAGGGGATACAATATTTGAAAAAAGAAGGTTATGATCCGGATACCGATGTTGCGAAAGCTACCATTGATGATCTGCATAGATTGGGTAAAAAGAGATTGGGGATTCAATGAAAAAAGGACTTGACAAATGAGAAACGATTTTGGTATGGGTAAGCTATCACTAAAATACAGGGGTTTGCTCCAGCCCGCGGGTCCAGTAATGGTCGCGAAAGGGGTGATTTTGTTTTTGGGCGAAGAATATAGCCTGACTGACCAGGATTCGGTGACGGCCTGGACGCTCCTGTAGCGTTAGTGACAGTCGGGCTATTTTTATGCCCATATCACTAAAATACAGGAGGATTATCATGGCAGAAAAAGAGATGAAGGACATACCGGGGCAGAGGAGAGAAATGGTGTATTTGATTGATATTATCGGGTTAGGGCTTGAATCTATCTGGTCGTTCTTTGATATGATCTGGAGTATGGGCCAGGTAGCAGAGAATCCGCAATTGTGCAGGCTCGGATTGATCGGGCAGCGGTTGACGGAAAATGTGAAGATGCAGGCCTCAGGATGGGACGATTACACGTCAAAGCACTGCGGCAGGGTGGTAGGAGAAGCCCTGTATACTGAAATGGATACATCGGTCGACAGCGCCTTGATCAATGCCCGGTTTGAACCGGCAGAGGCGCCGAGGAATGTAGTGAGTATTAAAGGCGGGAAGAAGCAATAATCTACCTGCTCACCATTTCTGGCGAGCAGAAAAAAGGAGGTAAATATCATGGAACAGAATTTATTGGCTATCAGCTTTGATACAATAGATAATGAGATGCGGCAGACGGTGAATGCGCGAGAATTGCATGAATTTTTGAAGGTTGGGAAGTTTTTTGCTAATTGGATAAAAGATAGAATACGGCAATATGACTTTCATGAAGGACAAGATTTTATTCGCTTGCCCATTTCGGCAAGCGACCATAAGATCGATTATCATATAAGTATCTCTATGGCCAAGGAATTGGCGATGGTAGAACGCAATGAAAAGGAAAAAGAGGCCCGGCGGTATTTCATCGAATGCGAACGGCGGCTGAAGGAGAGCAATGCGGTGTTTATGTCCAAAGACGATCATCGCCGCATTATGGAGCGGCAGGATACCCTTGAGGAAAAGTGGATACTGATTATGGAGCACATGAATGAGATGCTCGGGCAAATCAAGAATATCCAGAGAGGATTTGCTCAAAGTTTGGATGATATGGGCCAGCGCATGAAAGAGATGAAGGCGCAGCAGACATTAGGCATGATTGGCCATGAGAATGAGCGTTCTGCCACGGAAGAGTATGTACAGCAGATGTGCGAGGATATGGATAGCGACTATCAGGCAATACGTAATTTTGTAAGAACGTTTTGCGTGATTGAGCCGGGCGGCATGACGCCTTTTATTTTACTGTATAAAATTTACCGGGGATGGTGCAGTAAACAATTCATGCTGGCTATGACACGCAATATGTTTTATCATGAATTAGAGCAGGTGCTTGATGGGATCACCACGATTGTAAAGAAGAACAGCAAGTATCATCTGGATGGTATCCGGCTGCGGCAGGATATGCTGGATGGGTATAGCTATGGAGATATAAAAAAATGACATTTGATGATTGGTATGAAACGTTAGCGTATGACGAACAAAATACATTAAGCAGCTATGATGTGTGGGTAGGAGCAATAGAAACGGCGATTAGTAGTTTAAGATTGAAAAGAGAAATGTTTATCAGGAAAGAAAAAAAAGAACATGCAAAAGGGATTCTCGCCGCTATATTGCTATTAAAAGAGAAACTTGATCCTGCTATTAATAGAAATTTAAAATAGACTTGCAATCATGTACCATTACTCTCATAAAACAACACAACAACCCGGCTGGTATGCACGGGAACAGGAGCGGTATCTCAGGGCCGCTCTCGGCGATACGTTGTTTGATGCACTGGAGCGAATAGAGAAGAAGAATACTGTGAATACCCAGCAAACACACCCTCAAAAACCCTTGTCAAGAAAAAAATGACATATCTTGAAAGTTTTTATTTTTGTTTTTTGTAGTATAATATGTACGAGAGCAAAAATCCTTCCTGCGCACGCCTTCCTTTTAAAAACCTGTGTTATAATTCATAAAAATATTCATATTGATTTTTTATCTTGAATAATGTATAGGGACATTGTGCAATTTGTGATATGTCCGGTGTGCAACCGGATCATGAATACGGTTGAAACGTTTGAGCCGCAACTGCATTGCCCGCACTGCGGGTTTGCCCATATACTCTTTTCAAAGGATTATGATTATGGGCCAAAAGACAGATAAGATTACCAAGCATAATCTGGGACCGAGAATTCTTCACCTGATGACACAGGAAGGAAAAAACAGTGTGGAGATCGCCCGGATTCTTACCGAAGAGGGATTTAAGATATCCCAGCCCACTATTTCCCGCTGGATTACCCGTGAACGAGATTCGCACAAGGATGAAGTGCGGGATATCGTCCACGATCATGTCAGCAAGGTTGTCCCTGACGACATGAAGGCCCTGGAAGAGATGGAGAAACAGTGCCTCGCCTGGTCCAGAGAGGGACCTGATACCAAATCGGAGCGGATTGCGGCATGGGAGAAAATCAAGGAATCGTATGCAGTAGTAAAAGACCATTTGCTTTCGGCAACTCCTGATACATTAAACGACATATTGAACGTTTTTTACAAACGGTGCCTGAACTGGATTCTGGAAGATCTGGACAGTCAAAAGGAGCGGCTTTCCGCCATGCGTGAGGCACGCAGCATTATCGACACCAAGTTGAAGTATGCCGGTTTATTGGAAGGGCAAGCAGGCGGGAATATCTTTATCGGCCCGGCACCCCACGAGGAACCGTCATCAGACGAAGAGCAGGAGTCTTCGAACCGGGTGCTTCATATAACGGGGAAACAGGATGAATAATCTCGCATTTGATCTTAGCCCCACGCAATATAAATTTGTGACCAGCACGGCCCATATCGTGCATTTGCTCGGAAGTATGGGCAGCGGCAAAACCTTCTGTGGCGTGGTCGGGCTGATTGCCCATGCGCAGCGGTGCGGTAAAAATATCCGGGCCGCCCTGGTCCGGGATACCTTTCAAAATATTAAGACATCCACCCTACCTGATATACGGGACTATCTCGGCTCATGGATGCAGTCCTCGGATGCAGGCAAGAAAATCATTATTAAGAGTACGCCCCGTGTTGAGGTCGATCTGTTTGGCATCGATGATGAGGCAAGTATCTCCAAGCTGCAAGGTCCGCAATATGCCATTATCTGGCTGGAAGAGCCTGCCCCTATCTACGAACGGGCTAACGCCGGCCTGCCGCGTGATGTGTTCAACATGGCCCTGGCCCGGGCCTCACGGCAGCGGGGAACCACGATGCGGGTGCAGATTACGCAGAATCCGGCAGATGAGGACCATTGGACGAGCCATCTGGCAGAGGAGCCTGATGAGTATTTGACGATCCAGGATGAGGTGACAGGCGAATATCAGACGATATGGAAGGAGACGCTGTGGATCGACAAGAATGAAAATACCCATCTGAGCGCCTTGACCAGAGCAGCAAACATGGCGGCGTTCAAGGATGATCCGGCCAAGTGGCAGCGCTACATCGAAGGCCAGATCGCCACGGTGCAGATCGGCAAAAAGGTAACTCCCGGGTATAGCCCGAGAAATCATTTCAGTAAAACTGTTTTGCCGGTGAGCAAAGGAGAGGCCATGCAATTCTGGGATTCATGGCAGCATCCTTCATGCATTATTGCACAATTCAATGATATCGGGCAGCTGGTAATCCATGATGTATTGCTGGGTGACGGTATCGGCACCAAGGAACTGATCGAGGAGCAGATTGATCCTCTATTGAATACCCCGAAATACAAGGGCAAAATCACATCCTGGCGGGTGATGGGAGACCGCACCATGCGTACACCTGACCAGAGCAGCATCCGCTCTACCACGGCAAAAATTATTGAAGACCGATTCGGGGCCACGTTTGAGCCCGGCCCGGCCCATTGGCATACGATGAAAGAGCCGTTAAACCGCATCTTCAAGCGGTATTTAAATGACGGCCAGCCTGCGGTGATGTTATCCAGATCGGGCACCATACTTCACCGTTCGCTCAAGGGCGGATGGCATTATAAGACGGATAATAACGGCGTGGTAATAGGTGATAAACCGGTGAAGAATATTCACAGTCATTCAGGAGATGCCTTTGCCAATGGAGTAGCCGTGCTGACCGGCAGGCCGAAAAAAACAAAGGTGAGACAGCAGTCGATTCAACAGCGGCAGAAACGGGCCAGAAGTTACCGGGGCGGAAATTATAGTCGCGTAAGCGAACAATTAAACGTGATGCATGGGTGATATACGATGCCGAAACCGAAAGGAACAAAGGCGCAAAAATGTGCCATGCAGCGGGGCATCTTTCGCAATGATCCGAAATACGGCAAACAATGGGTAGAAGAATTCGGGGATCAGTGCAAGGGTGTGACCATGAAGGCCACCAAGAAGCTACGAAAAAAGAAAGTGCTCCATGCCCGGTAAGTTTGATCGATTTTGGGAGATGCGTGAAGGCGGCCCCTATGACAGCGGCGAAGAGGTATTCAAGTGCAAGGACTGCGGAGCGATTACGTACCCGCAAGACGGCTGGAACGGTGAACCGGATCCGCACCAATGCACTGCGAAATGTCAAGCGAATCACGGGGACTGGCGGCCTGGAGGAGTGAGCCGGCCGTACCGGCAGAATTTTGATACGATATTTCCAAATGCACCGGGCGCGGGAATGTAGACAATTGAAAATTGACTATTGAAGATTTACGATTGAAAATTGAAGATTGAAAATTTGCCACGCATGCCCTGGCGTGACTACTTCGGCATATATAGAATACCCTGATATAGAAATTGATGCAGGATATGTAGCCGAACTCTTGCATGCCAGGTCTAGGCCAGGGAATGTTCACGAATAGCACGAATAAGAATCGATGGGAGGTTTAAATGTATATTACTCATAATGATTTCAATGCAGCAATTGCCGATATGGAAGATATTGTACGTAAAGGCCAGCCCTTTGCAAAGAGAAATAAAGACCGCCGTATCCGGACTATATTGAGAGATATGAGGATGAAGCAATTAAAACCTATCATTTTTAAAGAAGTGTGGTTCTATTTTAAATTTTGGCTAATAGGTAAGATTAAAGTGCTGACAAGCAATACAGTGAATTTAATTCCGAGTTTCAAGTTTCGAGTTTCAAGTTTCAAACCAGAAAGGAGAGGACATTCATGAATATTGCATTTTGTAGTTATGCATGCTGTGCCAGGGTGGTCAAGGAAGGAGTCGCCTTAATGAATAAGGGACACAATGTCATTTTCATCCAGCAGACCATGGCGAATTGGGATTTGCTTCAGATATTGCCGATCACTTCTTTTTACGGCAATGCATTCGCACATCAGGCCCTGCCGCAGAAATTCAAGGCAAAGCTCTCGCTCTTTCGCGATATTGATTTAATACACGTGCATAATGAACCGTCATGGCTGGGATTTGTGGCAAAGGAAGTGAGGCCTGATATTCCGATAGTGTTCGATGCCCATGATCTGAATGCCGTGCGCCACGGCAAGGCTACAGTAGATGAAAGGAAGTCTATCGGGGCATGTGACGCGGTGATCTTTCCCAGTTGCGGGTATCAGGAGTATTGCAAAAAATGCCCGGCATTTGTGAAGCCGTATAAAGGAAAGCAGTATGCCTCAATTAGTCAAAAGCCCACGGAAGTTATCTATTCCATGTGCAATGAGCACGCAATGAATTTACCGCCCCTGCCCAGAATTCCGGGCATTGTGTATCAGGGTGGCACGAGCATTAACGGCAATTACCGGGATTATCGAAAGGTTTCCGGTTTTTTGGCGCAGCACAATCTCAGCTTTCATGTGTACGGCGCCACCATGGAATACATCAAGGAGTATTCGGCGGCAGGCGCAATCTGTATGCCTACCCTGCCCTACATGGATATGATGAAGGAATTGACGCGGTATGACTGGGGGTTTGTGGGGTCTCCTGTGCCGTCACCCCAATGGCACGCGGCCATGGCGAACAAGATGTTTGAGTATATTGCCGCGGGCATTCCCTGCATTGTGTATCAGGCGGATGAGGCGGCGGATTTTATTATGGAACATGAGTTGGGCGTTGCCGTGAACAGCCTGGACGATATCCCAGGCATCTATGATCAGCACGAGTATTACCGGAAGATCGTGCAGGAAAAGCGGCATGAGTTCACCATGACGAGCCAGGTGGATAAGATTGAAAAATTATATGGCACGGTAATCAATGGACGAAAAAAGAGGGCCGCATGAACTATTTAATAACACGAAACACCATGACGGATATGGCAGGTATTGCCATGATGCAGGGCGCCATGATCGGATTAAAAGAAATGGACCCGGCAGCGAAATTCGCAGCCCTGGTTCGTCCTGAGAATGATTCAGAGAGCAGAATCATTCCTGCCTATATCGACCCGGACGGCTGCGAAGCGGCGTTTAATTGGGCCGATTGCGTGCTGGATATCGGCGGCCTGTGCGCAGGCTTTGATCCGGCCAGGCTTCTGTATATCAAAACATGCCGAAAGCTGGATATTCCCTACATCTATATGGCGCAGAGTTTCCACAATCCCGATCCGGAGCTCATTAAGGATGTGCCGCTGGTAGCACGCGGGCCTCGTGCGGCCCAGGCGATAAAGGAAATCACCGGCACAACGCCGCTGGTAGGAGCGGACCTCTCGTTTCTGATCGAGCCGGTCAAAAAAAAGTTCCCCAAATATAAGCGGGGCTATACCACACATAAGGGCAAGCCCTGGGGCGACATGCTTGTTGCGTGCAGGGAGGAACCGTCTGTACAGCTGATATGGAAACCGGAGGCGGAGCCGCTTTTGGATGAGCATTCTGGCATTCCTGTCTTTTCAGGACCGCCGGCATCGATATTCGGGGTGATCGCCGAGCTTGATGAGATCCACACGGCCCGGTATCATTCGGCAGTCGGGGCGGTTATGCACGGCAAGCCATGTCACTTTTACGTAAACGATCGCACCAAGTATGACGATCTTATGTATTTTGAGGGAATGCCCATTGACGAGCTCAAGAAATCGGCAATGGTTTCATGTGAATTCGTTATTGAAATGATGAGAGGTTGAAGAGGTTCACGGTTCACGGTTCACGGTTGAAAAAGGAGGCTTTCTGAGTAACACCACAATGAGCATGATACACAGAACTGGTTAACACCTTGTTAGTGAATATTCGTGAAAATTGTGGCTAAAAAAAAGGCAATAAGTATGGAGTTAGAAGAGATTTTAAAAAATCGAAAAAGCTGCCGGCAATTTAATGACCGGCGAATACCGTTTGATACATTTGATGCAATTCAATGGGCCGGAGCCAGTGCACCCTATGCCAGCGGTGGGCCCCGGCGTGATACGCGTATTGTATTTGATCCCGCTCAAAAGCTAAGGATGAGGGATGCCTGCTACAATCAAGAATATGTGGCCGATGCAGGCGCGGTATTTGTGCTACTGGGTAGAGATACCGGTGCTATGCTGAGATCCGGGCATCCAAAGTATGTGTTTGACTGCGCTGCGGCGGCAATGTGCATGGATCTGATGGCCGTATCTCTGGGGTTGGCTACATGCTGGATCGGGCATTTTGATTATCAAAAGATGCAACTGATTTTAGAGACCGAGCACCGGCCCACAATAATCTTGCTGGTCGGGTATGGAGAACATGATGATTCAGTTGGAACAGAACCGGCTTCAACAACTTGAGCGGAATATTCCTCTGATCTGGGAGTATGATTCCCTGCTCTATATCGGGGCAGGCCCGGAGCGGTTTCACTTTAAAAAGCAGTTAAAGGCCATTTCAAAAGGCTGCGAGATCGATGTGCTGGAGATTGAGCCTGACCGGTGTAAGGCATTGTGGCCCTATAAGTGGATACGCCGCATCATACAGGACGATGTAGTAAATGCTGCACACTGTATCGAGCAGCGGTATGACTGCATCCTCTGGTCGCACGGCCCGGAGATTTTAGAGAATAGAACAATAGCCTTTGAAACGCTTGAGTATCTTTACAAGATGACCAAAGAGGTGTTGGTTGTGCTGTGTCCCTGGGGAGAATACAAATATGATGCCGATGAGATCAACTCGCACCGGCCCAGCGATATCAACAAGACCGCACTCTACCCGGATGACTTCCTTGTGCGTGGATTCGCCGTATCGTGTTTGGGGTTTAAAGACATGCGGGGGAGTAATTTACTGGCGTGGAGATATGAGCAGGTAAATTGAAACTCGAAATTTGAAACTTGAAATTTAAAACCTTGAACCTGGAACCTAGAACATGAAAATTACCCGAAAAAAAGATGGGATTGATTATATTGAGTTTATCCGGTCCATTAACGGAAGAATTGAGCGGATGGGCGATATTGCGGTGAGCCCAAAGATTCTTACGAATACCATCTTATTGCGGCATGATGTGGATCATGACATGGAGCATGCGTTACAGTTCGCCTATGAAGAGAGAAAGGCCGGCATTCAGGCCACGTATTTTCTGCTGCATACCGCCGGATATTTTGATTATTCAGAGCGTTTTGCAGCACAGTGCGGCAAGCTTGCCGATCTGGGCCATGAGGTGGGGCTGCATAATAATACCATTACCGCATGGATGCAAAGCGAAAAAAACGAGACAATGACGGAGATTATTAACAAACCACTTGATTTTTTGAGATCAACCTGCGGCATTACGGTAAAGGGAACATCATCGCATGGTGATCCGCTGTGTTACACCCATAATTATGTGAATTATGAAATGTGGAAGGAATGTCCCCGGGAGCGAAAGAACCCGGATCTGGGGTATGCCGTATTTCCCCTGGCGCATTTCGGGCTTACCTATGAGGCCTATTTTTTGAAACGGGACGCCTATCTTTCCGATTCAGGCGGGATATGGCGCGGGGTATTGAAGACTGAACCGGATACGGATTTTTCAGTCGACCAGAACGACTCGCCTGAGGTCGATGCGCAGCGGTTTGTTGCCGCGTTTAATGAGTGTCTACGAGGGATATTGCATCTATTGGTGCATCCTATGTGGTGGGATATTAATTGAATATTTACTATTGAATAGTGACGATTGCAGAAATGTAGTGAAGAAGGAGAATATATATGGCTATACAATTAGTTGAGGGTGATGACAAGAAACGGGCGCAAAAATGTTTGCAGGCTATTATGCAGATAGCGGAATCATACGATTGTGACATTGTTCCTGATATTACCATTTTCGGCAGCCAACTTATGCCAAAAATAATGGTAGTTCCAAAAGTGAGACATAAAAAAACATCAGAGGGGTAAATCATGCCGGTACATTTACCAGACGTCACCGATGAGCTGAAGAACCGCAAGCGTGCCATGGATACGCAGGATGTCTATTCCATGGACGATAAGGAGCGCAAGGAGCGTGAGGATGCGGCAAAGGCTTATCTGGGAGAGGATGAAAAGCATTTTGTGGACTATATCACGGATTGCCGGAACCAATCGGTGAAAGGATATAAGCAGATTCGCAAGGTACAGTATGATTGCTGGAATGTATACAAGGAAAATGAACCGGTCTCGTACAAGGATAAAGAGGAGTGGCAGGCCCGCACTATTATACCCAAGCCTTTTCAGACGGTGCAGTACGGACATGCGGCGGTAAAAAAGGCCTTTTCTCCCAATTTTTTGAGCATTAAGAATGCAAAGAACAAGAATGCCGCCGAGTTCTGGCGAAGGTTTATGGATCATCAGCTGAATGCGCAGCATGGAAAATTTATCACCAAGTTTGCCGATGCAACCACCATGGGCCTGGCCACGGGTATCAGCATGGAAATCATTCCGCGGTGGATTCCGGGCAGGGGTCTGGAATTTGCCCTGATTGAGCCATGGAAGATACACCGGGACCCCGACGCCATGTCCCGTGATCCGCAGTCGGGCATATACTGGCTTCACGATGAGTGGCTGGATTACTTTGTACTCAAGCGCGGCGAAAAAAACGGCCGCTACTTTGATGTGAAACGGGTGCAGGAGATGGAGACCGGTGATCCGGATAATCCCCTTTTGAGCAAAGAGGCCATTGCCGCACGCAAGGAAATGATATGGCAGCGGAGTAAATTCCGGAAGATGATTCTCACTACGGAGTTCTGGGGCATTATCCTCAATAAAAAAGGTGAAGTGCTGCTTCCCAACGGAACATGCACTATGGCGGGCGGCCGGATTATTCAAAAGCCAAAAACGCCCGACTATAAAATCATGAGGTGGCCGGGGATTTCGTTTTCGCCCCTGCCCGATATCCTCAAATACGGAGGCCGGGGTCTGCTCGAGGGGATCATGACGATCTGGGAGGCCATGAACAATATGATGTGCCTGCACCAGGATTATATGCAATGGCTGGTCAATCCCAATACGGAGATCAATGTCGATGCCCTGGTGGATCCCACCGATGTGGAACAGTGGCCGGGGAAAGATAACCTGGTAAATGATACGACAAGCGGCCAGCAGGCGATCCGCATTGTGCAGCGGCGGGGCAGAACCAATGAGGTGCTGGCAAATATGCAGTATTACGATCAGAATTATCAGCGGGGAAGTTTCGTGAGCGACGCTGTGCAGGGACTGCCCGGGTACCGCAAGGATATCACCTACCGCGAGGCCGCAATGAATCTGGATCAGGCCCTTGCCGTATTCGGCCTGATGGGTGAGAACATCGAAGAAGGCTCGGTTGATACGATTACCGCAGCCGCCGATATTATCGAGGCTAATGCAGGGTATAACGATTATCTGGAATGTTTTACCGAAGAAGAATTAACGGAATTCGGGGTGAAACCGAATAAAGATGATCCCCGTGGTGTTTCAGGCATTCCCACGCTGGACGGTAGTTTCCATGTATCGGGTATACAGGCCCTGCTCAAAGATAACGAGACATTGACCAATATCAAGCAGGTGATCATCCCTTTGGCGGACAGCCCGAGGTTTGGAAAGTATATTAAACCATACAAGGCGCTCAAGGCCATTGAGATCCGCACGAACCTGAGCGATGAAAACGTGATTGTGGATGACGACGAGGCTGCAATGATCGATCTGCAGGAGCAATTGATGCAGGCCGAGCAGATGGACGCGGCCAAAAAATTACAGCGTTTGCAAGAGGCCATGGGCGTCACGGAATTGATAGAGAAGATCAAGACCATTGAGGATAAGGACGTAACGAAGATGGCCGGCGGAATCCTTGAGCTGGAAGAACCAGCAACGGCTGGAGAAGCGGATTGATTTGTGATTTGTGGATTTAGGGAATGTTTTCAGGGTATGGCGGGATGGTCAGGTGGGCAAATAAGAAGAGGTTCAAGGTTCACGGTTTAAGGTTCAAGGTTAAAAAATTAAAGATAGGAGGAAGATGATGAGCAAGAATCCGAGAGGTGAGGAAAGGCCACAGGATGGCAGAGGCAAAGGCCAAGGTATGCGTGGCGGTAGGCGAGGCAATCGCAATACCGAGCCGTGCCCGGATGGTGGGCCAGGTAGAGGTAAAGGCGGCGGCAGAGGCAAAGGCCGAAAACGTTGAACCGTGAACGGAGTGAAACATGGAACCAGGCGCTGAGATAGACATTAATAATTTACGACCGAAAGAGATGGTCGATAACGAGCAGGAGTTAATCAACAAGGCAAAGAAAGAAAAGAGTCTACGGCAAAAGGCGGAATTTTTAAATGTTGCTCTCTCTCCTGAAGGAAAAAAGCTCGTTGATCTGGTGGTAAAAAAGATGGAGGCACGGGTTAGTCAGCTGATCAATAATGATCCGGAGGCCTCGGCATACAAAAAGATACTCAATGAGATGCGGCATAAGGAAAACATGGCAAAGAAGGCAGTGAATGAATTGTATGATTTGCATATGGAATAAAAGGAAAGAAAAAAAATGACGGTCTATTTATTATTACTCCCTGTTGCAGCGTTCTTTCTCTATCGTGCGATTAACGGGTATATAGAGGATGCATAAGAATGAATAAATAGAACGATTTTACATAGTTAAAGTACGACCAAGAAAAAGGGTTCTCACCGGCGCGCCAGAGCCTCAGGTGAAGAACCCTTTTTTATTGGTCGCATGAAAGCCTTTCAGCCCCTGCACATGCAGGATCACGCTAAAAAAGGAGATAAGCAATGGCAAAAGAAAAAGAAAAGCAGACTACGTCGGAAGAAGAGGTATTAGATCTGGATACCGTTATGAAAGAAGGAATGGAAAAATTCGATGAGGAATTAAAAACCGCCTCTGAAGATATATCCACCGATACAGATGATACAAAAAAGGCTTCCGGCCCTGCAAAAACGGATGAGGACACTGAACACCCTGAGAAGAAAAAACCGGATGAGGAGATCACTTCCCCACCCAAGGAAAAAAAGAAGGATGAGGAACCTCCCGCCAAAAAAGAGGAAGAAAAGCCCAAAGAAGAGCAGCTTACACCGGAACAGGAGAAGGCTGCGGAGGAAGAGAAGAAGAAAAAAGACTTCCGGTTTACAAGCCATGAGGAGGCGGAAAAAGGTTACACCCATGTGCAAGGAGAAAAGACCCGGCTGGAACAGGAGATGAAAAAGCTCCAAAGTGAGCTGGATACGTTGAAGACCGCTCAGGCCAGAGAGGAAAAGCTGGCCGAGATCGATCAAAAGGTCGAGGAGTATGCGGTTGAACGGCACAAGGAATCCCTTACGGAGATTGATGCGCTGGATCCTGATGATAAGGAGTATCAAGACAAGGTAGCCATAATATGGGCGAAAAAGGACAGGGATATCAGAAAATTTGAACGTGAACACAGTACGGATCTTCCGGTACCGGAGCCGGCAAAAAAGGAAGAGAAAGAGGAAGATCCCGAAAAAGATGCGCTGAAGCTGGTGAAAACAACTGCCAAGGATAATGAGATCGATCCCGATGATCCGTTATTCATGGCTTTTTGCAGCCAAGCGCCCATAGAGAATGAAGACGGAACGCACATTCCTTTTAAAGAACAGATTGAATGGGCGGTCCAAAAAACCAAGAACTATCTCGCACGCCATGAAAAGCGCTATCAAGACCAGCAGAAAGAAGACGCCGAAAAGGCCAGCAAGGAGCATCAGAAAAAAGAGATGCCCCTGGGCCGGTCTGCAACGGATATTGAGGTTGAAAAGAAGGAAGATAAACTGAAACCGGTCTCCCTGGATGATGCTATTGAAAGCGCGGCGAATGAGCGTCGATTATAAGAAGGAGACAAAAAAATGGGAGCAGCATTTACCTGGGAACATGACGCCCAGACAGGCGTCTATAAGAATCATGCCTTATCAGGCCAACTCCTGAAGGTGGCGGCACGAAAGTTTAAATTCGTGATCTTTACCCAAAAGGAGACAGGCTTTGGCAAGGGCATGGGTGAGAGCGTTACGCTCATTTACTATAAACCCTTAACCCAGCCCACCTCGGCAAAGCTGGATGAGAGCACCCGCATTCCTATCGATCAATTGACTATGGGAAAGCAATCAATCACCATCTATGAATGGGGCCGAGGCGTGGAGTTTACTGATTTCGCCAGACAGCTCAGTAAGTTCGATCCCAAGGAAGGGGCGCAGATTCAGCTGATCGATCAGATGGAAGAGGCCATGGATAATGCCGCGGCAGCGGAGTTTAACGGGACGGACGCCAAGGTGATCTTTATTCCCACCAGTTTGACCGGCGGGACCTGGGATACGGACGGCACCGCCTCAACAACGGCACTTGTGAATTTGACAAAGCATCATATCTCTACGATCAGAGATTATATGATCAAGGATCTGCATGTGCCGTTTTATGAAGGAGAGCACTATATCGGCCTGATGTCTACCAAAGGCCTTCGGGGCTTACGGGATGACAAGATGATCGAGGCATGGAACTTGTATTTGCGCAAGGGCGATCACATCTATCGCGGTGAGATCGGCCAGATTGAAAGCGTGCGCATGGTAGAGGTGACCAATGAAAGCGCCCTGAGCAATTCCGTGGGTAGCGGTAATTGTCTGGGCGAGGGTGTGATATTCGGCAAGGATGCCGTTGCACGGATCGAGATCGAGTATCCCCATCTTCGGGCACAGACAAATTATCAGGGCGATTTCGGAAGAAAAGGCGCCGTTGCCTGGTATGGAACCGTGGCATTTGGGGTAAAGTTCCCGACAGCCACGGATCGTGAGGCACGGATTGTACGGATAACAAGTGCATAAACTTTTAGCCACGAATGAACACGAATAACACGAATGGTTTTAAAATAAAAAATAATTATTGGTGTAAATTCGTGAAAATTAGTGGCTCACAACTTGGAGGAATGAACAATGTTACGAAATGATCAACCAATCGCATTACCGTATCACAGTGCGGTGGATTATGACGATGCGCTGGGATTTGATATGGACCAGGGCGCTGCGGATATGGGTTCATTTATTGTGCCCTATTCCTGCATGGTGAAACTGGCCGGTCTGGTGATTACCGAGACAAACGCCGGGGCAACCACGCCCGGTGTGGTCAAATTCGATAAACGTCCCACTGCAGGCAGTGATACCAATAGAGGAGACGGCGATATCGCCGAATTTAATCTGGGCACAACGGCCGCAGGCAAGATGCTGTATGACGAGGTGGCCGTGGGTACTGAATTAAATCCCGGCGAAGAGGTTGTCGTTGAGCTGGCCACACAGCCGGTAGGCGGAGCTGCAGGCCATTGCAGACCGGTTCTATTGGTGGAATATCTCCCTGAGACAAAGACCAATATGACCAACATGGTCGCAACGACATAAATGTTTTAGCCGCAGATCTACACGGATCTACACGGATTGTTTTTTCTTTAAAAACATTTATCTGCGGATATCTGCGAAAATCTGCGGCTTCTTAATAAAAAGGAGAAGAGTCATGGCGGCTTTAGAAAGCACTGACGTCACTGTCACCATATCCGGCAGAGATAGAGATATCGGGCATGGAGCAGTGCAAAAAAATATTTCAATTGCGGATATTGCCTTTGGTGATGGGGTAAAGACCTATCCCACAGGCGGTGTTCCGCTTCCGGCGATCGGCACCTTTGGGTATCAACGGCAGATCGATTTCGGCGCCGTTGAAGGAGATCCCGATGATGGTTTTGTGTATAAGTTTGACAGAGGAAACCACACGCTCAAGATCTTTACCCAGGGCATTGTCACCGGGTCCACGGCAGCGGCCAGCATGGACGGTTACACCGGCACCAAGATCGAGGATTCGGATTCGGCTGAAGGCGATGCGGTGATTGCCAATGTGGCCGTTGATACCACGGTGGATATGGGCCCGCTCATCGAGCTGCCCAATACCATTGCACCGGCGGCAACAGCGGTACGCATGCTGCTATTAGGCGAGTAAGGTAAAACCTTAACTTTGGACGCAGATTAACGCCGATTTTATGGATTAAAAAAATAAAAGTTATCTGCGTACATCTGCGAAGATCTGCGTCCTATAAAAAAGGAGATGTAATGGCACAGAAACTATTTGTCAAGGCCATGGATGAGGAAGGGAAGACCTTTATGAAGGAGGTACATATCATCCGATCATGGCAGGAATCCAGCGGAGCCCAGATTTATCTGCATATGAGCGGTGTCTATGGGTATAAAGACGGTTCTCCTGTTCGGGATATCAAGGAATTTAATATTATCGGAGACCCGATACAAAAAAAGGCGGCCCTCGCCTGGTGGAACCGGACCGGAAAGAAAATGGCGGATGAATACTATAAAGAGCAAGAGGCCATCATAGAGGAACGGCTTAAACGGGAATTACCCAAGAGCGAGGGAGACGACAGTAACTTGGATACCGTGCAATATACACGCCGGCTTCTCACGGATCGCAGAAAGAACGCCTGGTCTGAGCCAAGCACCTGGTTTGAATGGTTTGATTCACGGCCTGATTGGTGGGGACATGCCGGTCTTATCGAGATCGGAAATCACCGGTATAAGCAGATCGATGTGACAGAGGAGGAGTTCGATCCGGATGATACCGAGCCGGAAGAAGATGAGAAACAGGCCGAACCCGATACTTCCGAATCCGGCGCTGAGCGAGAGACGTTTTAAAGAAATTTGCCACGAATAACACGAATGTTCACAAAAAAATTTATTGGTGTAAATTCGTGAAAATTAGTGGCGGAAAGAGGTTTTATGTCAGGGCCGATTGTCGATCAATCGATACGCATCTGTCCGCACTGTGGAGCCCTCTATCTTGAGGACGATCACATGTATGAGGATGTAAACCGGTGCCCCCACTGCGGCAGGCAGGTGTTCACAGAGCGTGAAGACGCGGCGGATGAACTGCCATGGATCTAGAACTATGTTCACACAAAGACACAAAGACACAAAGAAAAAAGTGTAGTTGGCCACTAATGTTCACGAATCACACGAATTAAACCGCCTACGGCGGGTAAAAAAATATTTGTGGCTAAAGGAGTATGCAATGGCATCAACTAGTAAGGAGGCGATAACAATGGCGATTGATGAGGAAAAAACCACGGTAAGTTTTTATTTCAGAAAAAAGGGCAAGGCACAGCCCAAGGGGTTTGAAAAACTCATGATCAATAAAAAGGTGACGGTCATTGTCAAGGGTGAGCTGACGTCATTAAGCGAGAATAAAGACAAATGGGATCCGGGCAAGCGATTTTCTCTGGATATCGATTCCTGTGAGGTATTCGGCCCTGAAAAGAAGGTGAGCCTGGATGATGCGATCCAGGCCACAAAGAAAAAAGTTTAATTGGATGTGCCACAAAGGCACAAAGACACAAAGTTTTTAATTTAAGTATCCTTCGTGCCTTCGTGACTTAGTGGCTAAAGGAATCTCATCATGGACGGAAAAACACTCCTCAAATACGGCGAAGAAGCCCTGGGCGGCATTGATGACGATGATAAGAAATTTTTCTATGACTGCCTGGATGCCGCAGTCACGGAGTTTGTGCGGCAAACCAGGAAGATCACGTCATCAACGGTAATTACCACGGTTGAGGATACCCAGCTCTACAATCTGCCACCTGATTTTATCGAACTCTTTGTCAAGGGAAGTAAACGACGGCTCTACGGGAAGTATTCCGACGGCACCAATACTTTTTGGCCAGTCTTGACCAGCTATGAAAAGATCTACCGCTCGAACCTCACGGACAGCAAGGAGTATCCCAGCCGGTTCGCCATTATTGATAAGCAGAAGCAGGATGATCCTATTACGGGCACGGCCACGGCCACCCATGCGGCAAGCGCAGGCGAGTGCGTGCTTGAGGATTCGGAGGCCTCGTTTGAGTCCACCGTAAGCGTGCGGGATATCGTGCATAATACCACGGACGACTCGGACGGCATTGTGCTCAAGGTCACTGATGATCATAACATCATCTGCGCCCTGTTTAACGGCACCAATAATCAATTTACTGAAAATGACGCCTACGTGATCATCTCTGCAGGGAATTACCAGGTATATCTGGATGCCCCGTCAAAGACCGCGGATCATACCCTGACCCTTCCCTATATCTGTATGCCAAAGCCCGTGTATTCCGATTACGGATTCTGGCGGTTTCCGCCCATGAGCTGCCGGAACATCTGCTATGAGGCGGCATACTTGTTCAAGGCGGATTATGATTTTGATCCCAAGCGGGATAAACACCTGCATGATCAATTTGTCAATGAGATCAGAAACACCAATATCGAGACGGCCCGCAGACGCTTACAGGGCGGCCGGTATCCGGAAAGGAAGTAAGGGACCATGAAACGATACATTATGATCATAGCGGCAAGTCTCTCTCTCTGTGTCTCCTGTGTTACGTGTCCGGTTAACGATTGCCCGAGTGAGGATATGTATACCTATATTCGTCATCCCATGTTCGGTTTTATCCCGATCAGAATCTATAAGGGATTTTTTAATAAGGATAATAAAGAGGGTAATTGGATGACCGAGCAGGAATGGAAGCAGCTGAGGCAGGAGAAAAAAAAGCAGCACCAGCGGCAGCCGGAAAAGAAAGATAACAATCACACTACCGAGGATATCAGTGGGAAAAAAGATCACGATATATAGAGGCTCCACCGGCATCAATAACAAGATCGATCCGGTACGTCTGCGGTTTGACTGGAAAACAGGCATTCAGGATCTGGCCAAAGGGGTGAATATCGATATTGATGAAACAGGCCGTATCAGCCGGGCAAAGGGCCATAAACGGAGCCTTGCCAAGGATGATACGCATAGCCTCTTTTCATGCGGAGATTACGGACTGTTTGTAAGTGGAGATGCCCTGTGCGTACTGGAATCGGATTTTTCCTGGTCCGCCATCCGCAACGTGATCCAGGGCGCACGCATGGATTATGTCACCGCTATGGGCGATACCTATTACATGAACGGGTATGAAAAAGGAATCGTGCGGGACCGGATCAGCTATGGATGGACAGGATCATCATATGTAGGCCCCACGACTATGAAGACATTCAGTGACCCGCCCATCGGCCATTTGCTGGATATCTATAACGGCCGTATGTTTATCGCACAGAATGAGGTTGTCTGGTATTCCGAGCCCTGGTCCTATGGGTGGTATGATCTGGCTCGCAATTATATTAGTTTTTCCGACAGGATCACCATGCTCAGGGCCGTGAGAAGCGGTCTTTTTATCAGCACTGAGAAAAAAATCTATTTTGAAAACGGCGCCCAGCCAAAGGAATTCACCGAGATTGTATGCGCCGATTATCCGGCAATTGAAAGGACGGATGTTATGGTGCACGGAAACCGCATCGGTGACGGCTCCATCAATGGCCTTGCCTTAATGTTTTGCAGCGAAAAAGGGATCTGTCTCGGCGGGCCGAACGGCTCATTTACCAACATTACGAGCAGGAAAGTAACTTTTCCGTCTGCCCGGTACGGGGCCGGACTGAACAGAAACGGAAAGTATGTGTGTAGTTTACAACCGTAAATAAGAGGTTGAAAAGGTTCACCGTTCACCGTTCAAAGGTTGTTTCTTGTAACCTCTGAACCGTGAACATCTGAACCGTGAACCCTAAATAAAGGAGGACAGAACAATGGCATTACGATTGAGTACGTTAGCGTCAAATATGCTGGCCGGTGAGCAGGTGACCTATACCGCAACCACTATTGCGGCGGAGGCCGCAGGCAATAAAATCACTGACAGTGCAAACGGGCTTTTGGATGCAGGGTTCCGCCCGGGCATGATTCTGGAGATTAGCGGATTTACCGGCGATGCAGGCAATAACCAGATAGCGGTAGTTACGTCCGTTGAGAGTGACGGGAGCGAGATGGTTGTCGTCACGGAGAACGCCCTGGTCAATGATGCGGCAGGCGAGTCCGTTACGTTAACTGCCTATGGCCAGTGCCTTAAGGATCTCTTCACCTATGGCGTGCTGTGTATCTATACGGGCAGCCAGCCGACCAGCGCGGATGTGGCGCCTACCGGCACCAAGCTTCTGGAGATCACCAAAGACGGAGGCGCCTTCACCAAAGGAACATCAACCAACGGATTGGAGTTTGATGCACCGGTTGCCGGCGTGTTGGGCAAGAAGGATGCGGACACGTGGTCCGACACCGGTATTGAGGATGGCACCGCAGGATGGTTTCGGCTCTATGCCAATAATTTTGATACCGGGGCCGATGCACTGTGTATCGACGGATCGGTGGGCACATCCGGGGCACAGCTGAACCTGGCAAGCACCTCGATTGTGCAGGATGCCACCACGACCATCGATGAGTTTGAGATCACAATACCCTTGAGCGCATAAACACATGGCAAAGGGCATAAGGAATAAGACAAAAACCCTTACGTCTCATGCATTGAATCTTTTATTTTGGAGGATTCAAATGAATAAAGCACGAGTGAGCAGCGATTAGTAGGGATATAAGAGGAATGATGCACGATGTCTGTTGGTTTGAGAGATAGCCCGGCGGAAAGCACTGATAAAACACCGCTTACCCTCGTTGAATGTGCGGAGATGACCGATGGCGATTGTGATACTGGTGATGGTGTCACCGGCAGTGAATATATGATTGGCATTGATCTAGGCAGTACGCAATTCATCGGTACATTAGTGATTGATATATCAGGCGGCAGTGCAGCGTCATATATAGCGGCAGGGCCGGTATGCAGATATTCAAGCAATAATAGTGATTGGTTTGAAGTTTCGAATTCTGAGTTTACTGATACCGAAGGATCATGCGATGATCAGATAACTGTAACGTTTAACGGCCAGTCGGCACGATATTTTCGTGTGTATTGTAGTTACCAGCCTTATTTGCTGAATATTAATGCATCAGAGGCTGAGTTCAATCCCGGATATGCGGAGATAGAAATCCCCGCCCTTACCTGTTCCGGTGCCGGAAATTATTACGGCGAAATGACCCTGCCCGCCCTTACCTGCGAAGGCAGGGGCGGCGGCATTGCATCCATGGAACTTCCGGCCCTGACGTGCGAGGCCGAGGGCAGCCAGGAGAACATCGGCAATGCAGAGATGGAACTTCCGGCCTTTACTTGCGAAGGCAGGGGTGGCGGCATTGCATCCATGGAACTTCCGGCCCTGACGTGTGAGGCCGAAGGAACGCCCGGCAATGTGGGCGGGGCGGATATTGTATTACCTGCCCTTACCTGTGCGGCAGAGGGCAAATGCGGCAGCATCGGCACCGCAGCTCTTACGCTGCCGCTATTGAGGATTGCAGCTCACGGGTTCCGGGGCAATACCGGCATAGGGGGTCTTACCCTGCCGCTCTTGGAGATTGAGGCGGAAGGGGCATTACATCCCACAGGCGAAGCCGATCTTACCCTGCCCCTGCTTGCAATATATGCAACGGGGTCGAATGATATCTGCCGGTATTATGACTATGTGCTGGAGCATGAGAGGTAGTGATATTGGTTCAAAGTTTCACCGTTCAAAGGTTCAAAGGTTAAAACGTCGTTACCCCAGAACCCAGAGCGGATAATCAATAAAAAGGACAAATTTTATGGCAAATGAGGCGTATCTTATTCTTCCGGCCCTGACGTGTGAGGCCGAAGGGACCGTAGCATGCAGGGAAGAAAATCTCACCCTGGTAATGGAATTGACCCGGTTTGCCGTGACCCAGTATACGAATTATAACTTTAACAGCTTTTGTAAAATTGGGGATACCTACGTAGGGGCCACGGATAAAGGAATCCACGAGCTTACCGGTGATACGTATAATAATATCCACATTGATTCCCTGATCACCTTTTTAACCAGCGATTTTGGAAGTATCAACCAGAAACGAATCCGGGAGCTGTATGTCGGGCATGAGGTGCCGGGCTCTTTAGAAATTACGTTAAAGGCCGATGACGGGGAGGAAAAGACTTACATCCTGACCCCTGAGTTTGAAAGCCAAAAGCAGCACGGCGACAGGCTCAAAATCAGCAGAAAAAAGAAAGGTCGGTACTGGACGATGAGCATCGCAAACGTAGACGGATGCGATTTCAGTATCGATCAGATTGATGCGATTGTTATTATCGAGGAAAAGAAACCGTGATAAGGGGCTGACATGGCCTTTGCAAACGGAGATATGCTCAAGGCGGGACTCTCGTGGCTGAAAGAGAAGGCAGGTACGCTCACGCTCAATACCGGCGTGCCTGTCACCTATGAAGAGGCCATGAGCACGATTCTGGCGAGCCGAACGGTTACGTCCGATACGTTTCGCGGCCCGGTGTATGTGGACCCCCATGCAGTGTTGAGTAATCCCTTGAGCGCAGGCGATTGTGCCCTCTATATCGATCTCCTTGAGCTGATTGCCCATATCGGCGGCATGGTCGAATCCCTGTGTATCTTTAAATCCACGGAACCTGAGCTGTTATACAGCACACAAACGGAACGTGCGGTAGCGGTGCAAAAAGATTACCGTATTATTTTGCAGGATGTCTGCATTCTGTGTCCGCTTCCCACAGAAACCTGCGAGCTGCCAGACGAATATGAGGCGTAGCACATGACCGGACATGCAAGTAATACCCTGTTGATGAAAGGGCTTGAGTGGCTGTCTGAGACCATTACGGATTCGGCGGACAGTTTTATGTCGACTGACAGATGGTCACCCAAGATATGGATTACCGTAAATGGAGACATCCCTGCCACCTGTGAGGACGTCTGGAGCGATGCCCTTGCACGGCGTGAAATATACAGCGAAGAACTCCACGGCGACGAGCACCCTATTTTATTTTTGCCTGCAGTGGCCACTGATGGCATGATACTGCCTATTGGCGCTATAGGGAGCATACGTGGTGAGAGAAACGGCACTGCACGCTTTGTTTGTATCATGAAGCGGCAGGCCCAGGATAATGAGGATGAGCCTTTTCTGTATGAAATGCTGTATATAGCATCAATCCCCGTAGATGAGGGAATAATGATAGAAGAAAATGTGCCGGTGCTCATCAATGCATGGTGCATCAAAAACTATGCGCCGGAAGCGGTAGAGGAGGAATCTTGATCCCTCCCAAATATGTGTACGAGGGAGATGAAGACAGGGCACGGGAGCTGCGTGGATTCGCCCAGAGCCAGCTGGAGATTTTACGCAACTCCATGAGGTTTCAGGATCTTAAGCAGGGCACCAGGGTCGTCAAATTCGATAATGGTACGATTATTGAGCTCACCAGGTGTTTTGGTCTTGAAACCGCTATCGTTTATGTTCCGGTGAGAAAGGCAGGCGAAGAGGAAGAAGAAAAGGTTGCCTACAAGGTGGTCTATATCACCGCTGTCAGCGTGATAAAGCAGGGCGCAAGCCCGTCTGTGAATCTGTGCGAAGGTGCCGTGCTTCCTTTTCAGCCTATTGAGATATCAGGGCTTACCAGCCTTGGAGATGACACGGATTACACTTTTCAGATACGGGGCGGCGTACCGCCCTATACCTGCGAGGTAACAGACAATGAGTTTTGGCTCAAGGAAAGTGAGGACAGTGAAGAATTATTACGAGAGTGCGAAGCACATGTGCAAGCTCCCCTGTGCAATGGCGGTACCTATCATGGATGGCTGGGCGGACTGGAAGGTATCACCGGAATGCTGTATACCCTTCTGGGCGGCGGGGTAGTTAATAAGGATATATGTGAACGCTATGACGGTATCTATATTTACAGGGGCGATATCATTGTGCACGTGGGCTTTCCGTGTTTTGACGGCGAGCTTATTGTCACGGATATTTGTGGAAACGAGGAACGGTTTGTATTGAACTGGGACCCCGATCCATTCGAATGGGATGCTGAGAACAGTGAAGAAACCATTGACCAAGAGGACGATGCCGTTGTGTACGCAACAGGCGGATCCCGTAATTTTACGTGGAGTATTTCCGGCACAGGATTCTGGCTGAATGATGCGTACACGATCACTGAACTGGAAACTGATACCCGATCCGTTACCATTTATACAGATGATACCGCCTGCGGCACGGGTAATATAACTGTCACTGACAGGTGTGGAAATACGGTTTCAGGAACGATTCGATGTACAGCAAATAGTCAATGGATGGACAAAGGCGCCTTTGAGCTGCACTGGACGGGTGATACGGAAACGCAATACGGATGTGATGATCAATCAGGCACAGGAGAGGTGATAGATGGAGAGTGGAAATATTTTTGGGATTATGATGATCCGGATTACCGGTGTTTGTGCTGCAAGAATTCATGCACCGGTGAGTACACGGGAAAGCCGGCAGGATCGAATCCAGAGGCACATGCAAATTATGGCTGTCTTACTACTGATTGTCATACACGGTGCTGGCATAACTATGTCAAGATCTATCACTGGGAATGTGTATGAAAAAGGATCAATGCTATTTACAGGCCTTTTCAGTGAAAATTCTAAAAGAGGCACGAAGGATACTGGAAAAAGGGTTCACTGCCAAAGATATCACCGAATATCTAAAAGACCATAATGATCAATCGCCGGTGAGACGGGTTGCGCAATCGGAACGTGCGGCCATGGCACGCACTACGGCATGGGGGCCTCAAAAAAAAGAGAATTGACATGAGCGAAACGAACGACTCCGGGCGGAGTTAGATGAAATAAGGAGACAAGAGATCGGAGATATTGATCAAGCCAGTCAAAGGGTTATTTAGAGGAAAAGAAAAATTTTGCCACGGATTTTAATTTATATATTAAGAATATTAATCTGCGGTTATCTGCGAAGATCCCTGGCCCAGACCTGGCATGCAATGGTTAGGCTATATAGCCTGCATTAATATATATCATAGAACTTGCAACATATGACAAGGAAGTCGCGCCAGGGCAGGCTGCGGCAAATAAAGAATAAGGAGGATATCATGTCAATTGTAACAATACCGACATTAAGCCCGATATACCCCACAAAAGTATATCCGTCAATGACCGCCCTTGATCTGGCAAAAGAGAAATTTGAACAGGCCCAGAATTATTCAGGTGATGCCTATCAACAGGCACAGGCCTATCTTGGCGTATTATCCGCCCTATTTGCGAATGCACAAATGCCTGAAACAGATATCGATTATTCCTTTGTGGAAGATGCCCTGACCACGGAAATCGAATCCAAGCGGCCCGAGGCCCCAACGATTGCGGCAAGCGAGGTGAATGCGCCCAGCCTGCCGGATATTGCCGAGGTTACCGCCCCGACTATTACCGTGCCGTCATCGGATTTCGGGGACGTGGAAACGGATTTTTCTTTTGACGAGCCTGCCTATAGCTCGGATTTGATCGATGCCGTGAAGACCGCACTCAAGAACTATGTAGAGAACGGCGGCACCGGCCTGGGGGCTGATGTGGAAGACGCCATTTGGGAACGGGCACGGGCACGCCTGGAGATCGTGAACGAACGCACCTATAACGAGGCCCTGGAATTCTTTGCCGCCCGAGGCTTTACTATGCCGCCCGGGGCACTGGCCGGACGCCTGCAAGAGGCGCTTCAAGAGCAGACCCGGGCAGATGAACAGATCAACTATGAGATCATGATCGAGCAGGCCCGTCTTGCCCAAAACAATACCCAGCATGTCCTGACCACCTCGGTCAATCTGGAAGGGATCGAAAAGCAGTTTGCCAACCAGATCGCCCAGCGTGCCTTTGAAAAAGCCCGTGCCGCCGCTGATGTCATCATCAATACCTACAATGCAAAGGTTGCCGCATACGTGGCCTATATGGAGGCGACACGCACCGAGGCCATGGTTGAAGAGATCAAGGCCAATATTCAGATTAATAATAACCGGCAAAAGGTTGAGGTGTTTCGAGCGGAGGTTGAAAAGTTCAAGGCGGATCTGGCCCAGGAGCTGGGAATTGTAGAGAGCGTGGCAAAGGTATACGGCTTTAAGGTCGCAGGATATGAAGCAGATGCAAAGGTGGCCGTTGCCGTGCTGGAGGCCCAGATCAAGCAGTATGAAGGAAAAATTACCCAGGCCACCAACCAGACGAATTTGAGCTTGAAAGAGGCGGAGATGGTGCTGAATTCCTATCTGGGGTCGTTAGCACTCCAGGAAAGGGCAGCTGAAGGCAATGCCAATGTTGCGGCCCAGCTCGCGGCCAGTGCCATGAACAGCGTGAATGCCAGTACCCATCTGGGCTACTCCGTGGGCAGACAATCGTCAGAACATATCGGGCATAGTACCGGTATTGGAAACAACGCAAATTTAGGTGAAACACATAGTTATCAACATCCTGTATCCTAATTAAGGAGGGCATATCATGAGGCGATCAGAACTACAAAGCAGGGGCCTGATGGGCTTTAGCGATGAGGATTATGCCAAATGGCGCAAAAAAGGTATTGAAAAAGCAGCCCGTGAAAAGGCTGAAAAGGAAGCGACTGAGGCAAAGGCCCATCAGCGGGATATTGAGCTTGCCAAGCTCACTAGTGACTATGCATTTAAAAAGCAATCGGAACTGGAGAAGTTGAGACAGGGCATGCTTGGAGAACGGGAGATGAGTTTGCGGAAATTCATCGAGGAGGCCGCTACCACTCGAAAAAAAGCGGGCACAGCCCCCGGAGGCCTCACCTTTGCACAGCGGAGGCAGATTGATCAGGATGCAAAGAATTATGCTGCTGGTTTGTATGATGAGGTAAATGAAGTATATCGACAGCCATTCTCAGGAGAAATTTTAAAACCGGAAGAAATACCCGGTATCATCAAAA